AGCAGACACAGCCGTACTGACTTTTTCAAATATGTCTCTTTGTTCTTCTGCTTTTACGCCAGTTCCTACAAAAGAACCCGCAAGTGTTTGAAAGCCTTTCCTTGTTGCTAAAGCATCTAATCCTAATTTTTCAGAAATACTTTTGTTGCATTGGGAGGGGCGTTTGTAATAAGAGAGGTTATACAGGCAACGGCTCAAATAGAAGGATTAAATCTTGCCATATCATTTGCTTCGGGTAGCGCTGAAGAGGCAACAAAAAATCTACAGTTTTTAGATGATATTTCTGAAAAATTAGGATTAGATGCTTTAGCAACAAGGAAAGGCTTTCAAACACTTGCGGGTTCTTTTGTAGGAACTGGCGTAAAAGCAGAAGAACAAAGAGACATATTTGAAAAAGTCAGTACGGCTGTGTCTGCTTTAAATTTATCAGCAGCAGATTCAGAAGGTGTATTTTTGGCACTGGGGCAAATAATGTCTAAAGGTAAGGTAGTAGCTGAGGAACTTAGAAGACAGATAGGAAACAGACTACCTGGAGCATTTGGAATAGCTGCAAGAGCTATGGGCGTGACAACAGCAGAGATGGATAGGTTAATGTCTCAAGGATTGATTCGAGCTACAGATTTTTTACCAAAATTTGCCGATGAGTTACAACGTACTTTTGTAGGGGCTTTGGATAAGTCCACAAAATCATTAAGGGCAAATCTAAACAGATTAAATAATGCTTTTTTACAATTAAAGATAGCAGCAGGAGATGAGTTTGTACCATCTATTGAGGGATTGGTTAAATTATTACCATTAATAACGAAAAACCTGGCTCTAATTATAAAAGTCACCAAAATAGCAATAGTAACATTTATTTCTTTTAAATTAGCAACAGTTCTTCTTACAACAGGATTGAGCGCTTATGTTATAGTAACAAAAGCTACTATTGTTGCCACAAGATTTCTTACAGGTGGATTAAAAGCTGCAAGAATAGCAATGATTGCCTTTGGAATAGCAACAAAATTAACTCCAATAGGAATAATTGCAGGCTTATTATCAGTGGCAGTTGCTGCATTTTTATTTTTCAAAGATAAAATAGTAATAACAACCAAAACATTTAAAGGATTTAGAAATGCGATAAACATAGTTTCTTCAGCATTAAAAGGAATGTTTGATGTTTTTGCTAAAATAACAAGTTTTATTTTTACTAAGCTTCAGCCTGCCTTTGATTTTATAGGTAATTTATTTATAAGTATATTCCAAAAAATAAAAGCTATATTTATATCCGTTGGTAAAGTTATCAGAGATGCGTTAATAGCCCCATTTCAACAAGCAAAAAGTTTTATATCTGAGTTTTTCAATTTCATTGTTGATAGAATTGTATCATTTTTTAGTCTTTTAGGAAAAATACCGGGAGTAAAAAAGGTTATAGATACATTTAAAAAGACTTTCCGAAAAGAAAGAAAGGAATTTTTTGATGAAGAAAATAAATTAGTTCAACAAATTTCAAAAGTACAAAAAATTACACAAGCAATACCCAGCCCCCCAATAACTCCTATTACACCAGGAGGTGTAACGCCTGTTACTCGTGCAGCTCCTACGCGAATAGTATCAGCAGCTCCCAGAGTCTTTAATATTAACATTGAGAAACTTGTCGAAACTATTAATAACAATGTAACCAATCTCACAGAAGGCATGAATCAAAGCAAGAAAATAATTGTAGAAAGTCTTCTGTCTGCACTTAATGATACGCAGGCTATTGTACGTTAATAATTAAGTAAAAATAATGATAAATCAAATAAAATTATTATATTTATTGCATGGAAAGCGGAATCTATGTAATAAAAAATAAAGTTACAAATGATGTATATATTGGAAGTGCTAAAAATTTCAATAAACGCTGGAATGGACACAAAAGTAAATTAAGAAAAAAAATACATCATTCTATTATACTTCAAAATTCCTGGAATAAACATAAAGAAAAATTTTTTGTTTTTCAAATAATAGAATATGTAAAAGACATATCAAAACTAATTGAAAGAGAACAATATTATTTAGATTTAATAAAACCAAAATATAATATATGTAAACGTGCTTATAGCTCTTTAGGCAGAAAACCTACTGAAGAAACAAGAAAGAAATTACGTGAAAATAATGGCAGGTATTGGAAAGGTAAAAAATTATCGGAAGAACATAAAAGAAAATTATCGCTTGCAAAAAAAGGAAAACCCACCGGAAGAACAGGAATAAAAAGCCCAGTATATGGTAAGCCTTCATGGAACAAAGGAATTCCAATGACCGAAGAAAGAAAAGAAAAATTAAGGATTATCAATACTGGTAAAAAGCAATCAAAAGAAACAATAGAAAAAAGAAGACAAAAACTATTAGGACATAAGGGATGGAATGAAGGATTAAGAACTCCAGATCATGTGAGACAAAAAATATCAATAGCATTAAAAGAATATCATAGAATTTCGACAGAGGCCATTGTCAGATAAATTTCATATCTTTGTAAATCTAAAATACGCAAGTATATGAATACTATTGAATTATCATCAAGTACTAAGTGCCTTCTAAATAAAACCAAAGAATTAGGTAAGTTGATTTCTAAAATTCAGAGTTTTAAAATTAAAGTAAAAGGCAAAAAGAAAGGAAAGATTATTAATATATCTACAAATCTTGACAAGATTACAGAAAAAACAAAACAACTACATCAAGTAATGCAAGAAATCAATGATTTTCATATCAAAAACAACTAACCTGCTTTTACTTTCTTGCTAAATTCACGACAGCAAAAAGAACCCTTACTTAACTTTGTTTTTGTTCCCCTAATTGTAAGAATTATATATGATGTTCGTTTTGGATGAATTTTGCATGTAGCATTTTTATGATCTTTTTCAATCTCTTTGGCAAGTTCTTTAGCGACCATATACACCACATCGTCCGCCTGTATTTTTCGTATTTTAACTTTAATCATTCGGTAAATATACTCTATTTATTTTCAAATATTTTCTTACTTTAGCCCCTCGTTCTTTATATATACGTAATGTAAGAAAAGCATTAATCTGATCTTGTACTAAAATCGCTAATTATAAAACTCGGCTCAGAAAGAATAGCGTAGGCTATTCCTGTCGAGTTGTGGTGTTTAGCGATACCAAGTACAAGCGGGTTATAGTCCTACGCTTTTTTATTATTAACGAACTATTTAGGACTGATAGTATAAAAATTCAATTATGAATACTGATGAGACTATGGGTATAATCAATCTTGCTATTTTGGTTATAGCAATCTTTATAGTTTTATTTATTGTATTACGGAAGGTCAATTTATGGTATTGGAAGATTGATGATTCTATAAAAAATCAGGAAGAACAAATACGATTATTAAAAGAATTAACAGAAAAAATGAAATAATTATTCCAATAACGGTTTATAATCTCTCTCAGTAAACATCTCTAACTGTTCTCCCCTAAAGATCACACTACAGATAATAAAGTGATAGATGAAATTCTTTAGTCGGTATTTACGTTTTACAAAGTCAACTTTCTTACTGAAGTTTATTATCAGGTACTCGTATATTATTGAAGCCATTGCGCTGATGATCATAAAGACGGTATTCTCATTCAGAAAGCTGAAAGGTAGTCGTCTCCAATTGAAATCGTTTTTAAGAGTATCAAAGTTCCGTTCTATAGCCCCACGTTGATTATAAAAGCACAGTACTTGCTTGGGTGTCATTTTAAGGTCATTAGTTATTATTGCATTGTAATCATATTTACCTTGCTTTAATCTTCTTACAACAACCATTCTATACTCTTTTTTAAAGACGTTTTTTAATCTCCAGGACGCATATACCCCGGTTCCTATTTCTAAAGAACAGTTATTGATAACTATTTTATTCCAAGACTTAATTTCATTCTTTACCTTTTCTATGAAGTTGTGATTTTTGACAAGTCTTATATAAAATTTCACACTTCTTTGCTCCATTAATTCAATAACATTATACTGAAAAGCCGCAGCATCGCTTCTGAATTTACTTATCTTAATGCCCTTACGATCTAACAAGTCAAAACATCTTTTTAAAGTATCACACATAAGAGTTTCTGCATTACTGTTACCGTTTCGTCCTTCAATATATACAGGTATTTTACCAATAAATGATACTCCGGGTTGATAACCATAACTCCATTTATATGTCTTTGTAGAGTCGTGCTTAAGAGCATCTATGATGGTATTATCATAATCCAGTACATAAGGCTTATTCTTCTTTAGGAGGTTTAGTTTTAAGGCTATGTCAATCATAAGAGAGTTTAATGGTTTATGTATGTTGAATTGATGCCTTACTTTACTTTGTTTCCGTGCGCGTAACATCTTTGTCTTTGTAGCGAAAGCCTTAAAGATTCCTCCTATGCGATCATGTGAAGGTAATTTGAAATCAAAATGTTCTCTTATCTTTTCAATATCTTCCAACCTCTCTGCTCCGCACAAGTTGGCGAATATCCAGTTAAGGATAATATCAGAATAGGAGTATCGGGCTTGCTTGACGCGCTCTCCGAGGCAAGAATCTATTAACTTGCTGAGTCCTTTTTTCTTTATTTCGTTCATAACGAAGAAAATTCCACCGAAAGGATTAACCTTTTCGGAAGATTTTATTATCTTTGTTATCATAGCATTTGATTTATGGCTGTCGTGGCCTGATTAAGTGTTTAGGGTAGTGTTAGCGCACTGCCCTTTTTTATTATATACGTAATTTACTTCAAATAGTTACACTTAAACCATTGAATATCAAATGTTTATGAAGAAAATAAAACTGGATTAGGAGGGTAAAATAAGGATTATATATATTTGTCAAATGAAATTAAGGGAAAGACAAAGACTATTGGAGTTATTTAATGATGCACATTTTAATGACAAGAGAGAATCTATGTATAGAGAAGATGAGGTATTCTATCTTTTAAAACCTTCAATAAACAGGGATAAGTTAAAGATTTATTTGATTGAATTTTTAGAAAAAGGGTGGATTGAATGGGATAAAGAAAGATCGAATGCTTATAGAATTACAGACAAGGGGATTTTATATTATTCTAAATTATCCCAATTCTCATTATTTAATTTAATCAACCCGTCAATGACTAAATATAATCCATACAGCATGCAAATAATACAAGTTATCATAGGATTGGGCATTTTTACATTCTCGTTATTAGTTTATTTGAGAGGTTGTTAATTATCATCTTCAGTTTGAAATAGTAGCCATATTGATAGTCAAAGAATTGTGATAATTGGTATTATAATTAGCTCCATGTTAATTTTGTTAGGTTTTTATCTCAGATATATGAATTGTATCTAATTATCCTGGGACTCATGTTTCAGTCAACATCGTTTTTCCCAAAAAATACCAGCAACGAAACCAACGATCAGACCTGCTGTCATTGTTGCCATCAACATCGAACTTGTTATTAATAGTAGCATTTAGACTTGCGTATTTTAGATTTAATAATGATATTTAATATCTGTTACCTGCATATTTTTCAATATCTCTAATTCTTTTATCTTTTTCATAATTTATAGTTTAAAGTTAATAAGATTCAATGACAGGGTTTGACTTGCCTGATATTGCTCTTGGGTACTCGCGCCCTCAGGAGAATTATTCCTTTGCTTTGGACACAAAATTTTTAAGAATAATGACAAACCTAATCCGCTATTCATCTGCCAAAGAATCTATCATATTAATTTATTTTAATTATTAATTAGTTAAAACCTGCCTACCTATGTTAGATTTAGATTCGAGGCAGGCAAGATAAGTGTTTAACCCCCTACCCCCTAAAGAGAGTTAAACACCCTACCTTAGTTGAGTTTGAGTTCTCGGCTTTGGCTCTAAGGGGCAGGTGTTGCGCCCTCGCCTTAGATTTAAAAGGATTATTTGTTTTAATGTCCGCAAATCATTGCTGACTTCTTTCCTTTTGAGTTAGAGAGGCGGTTAATTCTTTGATTCTGTTTTCCGCTAAAAGAATAGCGAAACCTATATATAAGCGAAAAGCCCGTATTAAGTACCACCTACATACGAGCTTTTAGGTTTTTTAAGTTGTGCCCCTCAACTGTAAAGTCTTTTACTTATGTAGGTGGTAATAAGTTTCAATATGTAAAGAACGTTGTTGCGAGAACGGGATTTGAACCCGCGACCTTTGGGTTATGAGCCCAACGAGCTGCCAAACTGCTCCACCTCGCGGTGCAAATATAACATTAATATTTATAAAACAAACAAAATCGTAAAAAAGATTCAAATTAAATTTGTATTTTTGTTAAATTTTATGTAATGGCAGTATTTAATTTTCGTGTAGGAGAGGGATTAAGGGCTACTTCTCTGGAGATACTACTTAAAGGAGTAGGAATACAAGCCTTAAAAGCGAAGGTGTTTAGAAAGGATGAGTTCTTACAAGAACAACCTGATTCTACGAGCTACTTAGGAACGCCTATTTTTGATCCTTTTAGGTTTTTAGGTGGTAGTTTCTTTGCGCTTGATGATATAGCAAAAGAAAATCCTATCGCTTTTCCTGACGAAGAAGGGGCAAGTGGTTTTGGACTTATAATCCCGGCCGCGATATTGGAAGTAAGCCAGTCTAAGAACATTATAACAACAGCTATACAAGGTCGAAATGGAACGGTAAAAGAATTTGTAAGTGACGGGGATTTCGCTATCACTCTAACTGGGGTGATAATAGGTCGTAATGAAGACGGTGAAGTAAAAGACATAGGGAATGTTTATCCTTTTGACGATGTACAGAAACTTGTAACGATATGTAAAGTTCCTGATCCTATAAGTGTAGTGAGTACATTTTTAGGGGCTGTTTTTGGGATTAACGAAGTAGTGATAACCGATTATACTATACCCCAAAGAGAAGCGTCAAGGGATATGCAGCCTTTTCAGATAAGTATGTTATCAGACACACCTATAGAGTTAAACGAGTTACAAGTTACTCAATTAAGTGCTACAGTTATAGTTGAGGCAGAACCAATAATAATAACACCAACAACTACAGCAATAACATGAAAAGGTTAATCTCGGAGATAGCGATAGGAAACTTTACTTTTAATTATACCACTAACCTATCAATAGAAAGCTCTTGGGACACCTTCACAGATAGAGCAGTCTTGACAATACCTAACAAATTCAGACTAAAGAACAGAAAAGAGAACAAGGATATAGTCGTAGGAGATAACAACGTCTTTAAAAGAGGTGACGCGGTAGAGTTTAAGATAGGATATTTTCCTAACCTCAGAACCAAGTTTAAGGGGTTTGTCGCTAATATAAACCCTGATAGCCCCCTTATTATAGAGTGTGAGGACAGGATGTGGCTTTTAAAGCAAGAAAACTTAGTTTCAAAATTCTTTAAAAATCCCACAATAAGCGATGTTGTCGAATATGCAACGGCCTCTTTAGATAATCTTACGATAGAGTATGATAACCCCGACACTAAGATAGGAGCGTTTGAGGTAGACAATAAAGGATTCGTGAATGCTGTTACGGTGTTTGAATTGTTAAAAAAACAGTTTGGATTTTTTATTTACTTTGAGAATGAAATTTTACAAGTGAGAAAGATGAGATCGGTACTTGCTTTAAGTAGAACAGTCCATAAAATAAGCTTTCAAAACAACGTCATTGAGAGTAATCTGATCTTTCAAAGGGATGACGATGTTAACTTAGTGATAAAAGTTGAAAGTATTAATCTTGATACCAACACTCGTATAACAAGATACGGATTCAAAGTAAAGGGTGAGGTGGTAATAAGTTCAATACAGCGCACCGGACAAGTGACTAAGGATATAAAAGTATTAAATCTTAATACTGACCAAATAGACGAGTTTATAAGAGACAACATAGACAAGTATATCTATGAGGGCTATATAGGTGATTTCACGACATTCTTAGAGCCTTCCGTTAATCATTCAGATAGGATTGAACTCTTTGATGCTAAACACCCTGAGAGAGAAGGAGTATACTTGATAAAAAAACCAATCACTAATTTTGGTATTAACGGTGGCAGACAAATTATTACATTGCAAAATAGAATATCATAATGGCGCATACTGATCGGGAAATAAGAGAGATATTTGAGGAATTTGTAAATAACGAATTAGCAAAAGAGAAAATTTATTCTCAAAAAGGCAAGGCGGTAAACGTAGATGAAGAAAAAAGAATATGCGATTTTCAGCCTGTTGAAGATGAAGCCATAAGAGAAGGAATACAATTACAAAGTATAATAAATGGAACCAAAGGATTTATTCTTATTCCAAAAGAAGATTCATTTATAACAGTAGATTTTTATAATAGATCAAATGGTTTTGTATCTTTGACTTCTGAAC